TGCCGCGGCTTGGTCAGCGGCCTCTTGAGCAGCAATCGCTGCTAGCTCAGCTTGCGTGACCATTGCAGAAGTTGCCGCGTCGGTGATCAGGCGGAAGGTTGATCCGACCTTGAAGCCCGCAATCTGCATTCCCGGCAGAAGATAACCAGGTAGCATGGTATTCCCAGACGAACTCACAACACTGAGACTGGCGCCGCCATTAAAGGCAACAGAGGTCGGTCCTGTATTTTCGTCTGTCACGTTGACCGTGATCAGGGCTCCCCCGTCTGCAGCCGGTATGGGGATGGACGACGTAGCGATAATGGCATTCTCAGTACCAACGCCTGAGTTATTTGCCTTTATGAAACTGTAGGGTAGGTCCGCCACACGCTGCCATGAGCCCGAGCCGCTGGACCCGATCTTGCGATAAATGCCATTCTTTGCTGAGTCTGGATCCGCCACGACCCAAGCCAGAGTGTTCGCAATCCAGACCAAATTGGAAAAAAGATTTTCCTGAGTGTCGTATATGGCACTCGAACCGGAGGAAAGACCTGCGGCAATAAATTCCTCTACCCAAACGCCCCACTCCCGAATCTCGACCTTACGAGGCTCGTGTTCTCCGGAGCTGGGCATACCCCAGATGACGTTGTCACGAAAAATGGTCTCGGCGTTCTGCGCCATATGTTTTGTCTCCACGACAAAGCGCATCGCCATCGTGGCAATGCATGTGTTCTACTGACAATTGGTGGGGGGTGCTGCTACCCGATAGGGGTGTTAGTTCTCTTCCGTGGCGGCGTTCCAGTTATACGCTGCTGCTGGCATAGACTGGACGGATAAGGTGACGCTCTTCATGAGCCCGCCCTCCCCAACGTTGATCTTAAAGCTAAGTACCTCGAAGACCTCATTAACTCCGAACGGAGCGAACTGAATGCGAACAAGGCGTCGGTCGATAGCCTGCATGGCCTTCAGGCTGCACTCGAATGTCCCCGCCCATTTTGGGTTCGCACGATAGGCCGCCAATTTCATCAGGCGACGGGCCTGTGAATGGTGTGGCGCCATGATGAAGCTTTCGTCGCTAACGATCTCGCCGCGATCGGCCACATCAGCCGTCATCACCCAAGGCTCAGCATCCGACGTCTGAAAGTCTCCAGTCGGATCCAGATAGGTGGCCCGGATCGTGTTCGCCGTGGTAAGAATATCGCCTCCACGCCCGAACTCATCGAAGCCAAGAATGTCTTCCGTTCCGATAACGACTGTAGGCTCTGCCCACGCGCCGATATCGAGCGTAAGACCGCCGTCGGAGGTCGGGATCAGGCGACCATCGCAGCAAGCCAGCATGCGTCCTAGAACGTCGGCCGGACGTTCGTTGAGATAGTATGTGCCCCAGAGCTTATAGCGCGCGATGTTGCCCCCCGCAGCAAGCGGCACAGCCTCCGCGCAACGATTATATGCTGCCACCCATCCGGCTTGCGCTTTCGGTGTTTGGAGCAGGCTCTCGGGCAGTCGCATGCCTGTCGGATGGCAGAGATAGTCACGAATTACCGCTGCAGCGTTGTCATTCCATCCGGTAGTATTCGTGACTGGATTCTTGATCAGCGACCCGCGCACGACGACGCGATAATTCGTGTTCACGCCGTTGGGAAAGACATTGTAGTAATCCTCCTGGGACGGCGTGTCCTGCGTGATGAACATGGAGGCGCACCCATCACCCCGGCAATTGACGTCCCAATCGGGAAACAGGGATGTCAGCGCGGAATAGGATGTCTCGGTCTCCAGACCGAGCCGTGTGGTGATCGTGACGAAGCCTGTATATGGATCTGTGATCACGTTGCCGGAAGAAACGATAACCTGACTGTCATCTATCCAAAGCGTCTCGAAATCATCGAGCTGGCCCTCCCCGAGGTAGATGACCTTGTATAGGACGCCCTGGTACGCTTCCGCGAACACCCACGGGCCAGAAATCTTGACGCGGCCATAGTGTCGGCATCGACTGGGTACGGACTGACGAAATTCCGACTGCGCGTCTTCGGGGGCAACCGCGGCGTCATTTTTGAGCAGTGATGAAGCCAGCGCACTGAGGCCAAGCGTGCCGGCTGCAAGAGTTCCATAGGTGAGCAGTGGAACCGCAATGCCAAGCGTTGTCGCACCAGCGCCAAGGGACGTTAGACCAAGCAAGAAAAAACCGGATAGGGCTGCGGGCATAGCGACCAGGCTCTTAGGAATGAGTTGTGTGGCATCGCCATGAAGCCTTCTGCATCACGGCTGACCCAGTGAGATCCGGCATGGATCGCCGAACACAATTTGCGACCGCGAATGGCTAGACCGACATCGCCCTCGACAGGATCTTTTGTTTCTCGCGCGCTAACGGCGCACATCGCCTGCCGAAAGGCTCTAAGAAGCCCACCCGGCTCCGCAAGCCATTCCTGTGCATCCGCCTCATTTGAATGCCGTCTTCCGAACGCGTCGAGTGGTGACGACCCAGTCCTGAGTGCGATCCAGCGATCCACCATGGACGCGCAATCGGTCTCGCCCCACCGGAATGGGCTCCGGGACTCTGCGGCCAGAAATTCTTCAACAATCATAGGCCGAAAAGCGGATAGTTAAGACTTTTGAATTTCAGGGTGGGGATGAATTTGGCGAAGCCATCATCAGGGGATCGCGCTCTTTGTTCCCGATCGGTCAGCCGGCCTTGCGGCGGTCTGGACCTATTGAAGAACGCATTTTCGGCGGACATCGTAATGACCTGGGTCGCGCCTTCGGCACCATCGATCGTCGAGCGCGTCACTTTCGGCGGCTGCATGAAGCCCCACCATACGGCTACAGGCGAGCCTACCGGCTGCCACTCACCATTGAACAGTTGCAGATAGATCGTCACCATTTGTTGCGCGACCTGCGGCGTATCCTCCAGTGCGTCGGCAAGAAGCTCCGTAGAGAGCCCAGTCAACTGGAAGGTGACGGCCTCCGACTGCTCATTGCCGGAATAGGAAAGCCCTTCGATCGTTCCGGCGCCATAGGTTGGCTTCCATGCCTGACCGGCAACGACGAGGTCCGTGTTCCCGTTCCAGAGATAGACCGTGCTGTCGCGGAACTCCATCTTAGTGAGAAGATCGGTACGCACCACACCCGCCGATAGGGCGTTGATCTGGTCGTTCGTGAAGAAGGCCATCACAAGTCCTCCACAAAACTAGCAGATGGAGCGCCCAGGCGGCGCTGATCAAGCGACAAATCCATTTCGGTGTCGCTCGCCAATCGCATCCGGCAAACTGGAAAATCGAACTCAAGACGCGACCCGTTAGGGACGGCCTCCCGTAAGGGCGGCCTGATCGTGATTGTTGCAGTCGCTCCCGCACCGCTGTAGGTGACCGACTTAACGCGGTAGAGCCTTTCACCGATGGAAAAGTGCTGTCCCGGTTCGATCCGGCCGCCATAAGAAATGGCTATTGACAGGCTGGTTGCTCGCACACTGGCTGATGCGGAAGTATGCACCCGATTGAGATCGCTGACATATCCAGTTCCATCGCTAAAGAGCGCACCGTCGCTATGTGGAACATGACTAAAGGCCGTCGACGCCACCCCGTCGGGCAATGGCTGGTATCCGCGGCAGAGTGGCACGAGTATTTTGCCAACCCGGCCCTCAAGTTCGGTCGCGATGCCGCGAAAGACTACGACGGCATCTCGACCGCGAACATGGATGTCGCCCAAGGTTGCCCGCCATATGCCGGCATCCGACGAAACCACCTGAGAAACCCCATATGAATTCGCTGGAGCCGACAGGGAACGCGGTGCAATGTCGAACGCAACCGTTCGCGGCGGCAAGACGCCAACCGGCCAAAGCATTGTCATGCTTGCTTTCCCTTGGCAGCCTACAGGCTACATCGCTCGCTTCTGCGCATTCGCCATCAGCCCTGGCATATCGCCTTTGATGGCCTTCCGACTTTGCTGGACAGATACCTGCACGATCGCGCCGGACGCTGTCTGAATGCGCTGATCAGCCACCGCAGCCATCCGTCCGCTGTCGTCGTATAATTCGACTTTGATGGTTTCTGTGCCGCCTGCTTTCGTGCCTCTCGGCAAAACAACTTCGCCGCGCTGCAAGATGGCGGGAACCTCGCCCGGCGCCAAGCCCGCGATGCCGCCCGTATGATAGCGACGAGCCCCAGCGAACACGCCGGGAGAAACGGACCGGCCATGGCCGTAGCCGTCAGAACCAGCCACGCCGCCATCATGCAGGATGCCGGGAATAATGGCACCGCCGAGAAGGCCACCGCTGAATAGTCCCTTGGAGGCACTTCCTGTCAGTCCTTTGAACAACCCATCCAACGCGCTGTCGAGCGCGGAATCCAGCAGCTTGTCGGCGATCTTGTCGAGCGCGTTGCTGAGCGCTTCGGCGGCAGAAACGCCGTCCTTGAGATCGTGGGCGAAGCCAGACAGGACATCCTTGCTGATATCCTTCAGTTCCTCCATCCGCTCATTGGCGGCTTCAATGGCCTCTTCCTCGGCGGCAATGGCAGCGACCAAGCCGGATATCTTGGATCGCTGCTCATCCGTCGCGGCGGCCCCCGCTTTACGAAGGGCGATCTCCTGTTCGCGCTGAACGTCTGTGAGGCCGATCAGCGACTTTTCGAACTCCAGAGCATCGATCAGGTCAACAACTGCCTGAGCCTCACGCTTGGCCTGTTCCGCGGCCTTGTCTCGGCCACCACCGCTCGCCTTCTTCGGATCGCTAACTTCGACATTGCCAATCGCTTTGTTGATATCGCCCATTCGTTGGGCCAGGTTCAATGCCTGGTCATACTGCGCTTGCAGCTGATCCATGGAGCCGACGCGAGAGGTTTTCCCATCAGCGACGGTCGTTCCGCCACCGATCGGACCGGCCAGAGCATCGATCGCCGCCTTCGCTGCAATTGCTGCATTGAACAACTGCATGATGCTGCCGGCCGCCGCGCTAAGATCAGGAGCCGTGCCGCTGAGATTGTGAAGCGCGGTCTCAACTTCTTCGACGGAGACAGAGCCTTCGCGTGCCCGTTCCATCAATTCCTGCAACTCAGACTGCGCATCGCGTGTCTGGATCGCGTTGATTGCCGACGAAAGCGCCCCGAAAGCAGCATCAACGTCGGATATCCCACCCGCCGTCTGGGCCAAGGACTGCGACAGCGAGGCGGCTTCCTGAACAAGACCGGTCAATTCGTTGCGGATGGCTGTCAGATTGCCGGGATCGGTCGCCGCGATTTCCCGCGTCGCAGCGTTGAACTTCTCATAATCAGGATTGCCGGCCTTGATCTCATCCAGGAGAGTACGGATTGCATCCTCAAACGGCTTGAAGCGCTCAACGATGCCACCTTCCTCAAAGCCAAAGAGTGTCGGCGTGACAAAGGTTGCGACCGCAGCAAGTCGCTTCTGAGCATCCTCAAGGGCGGCTTGGATCGCTATCCCCTGATCCGCAATCTCTTTCTCCAGATTGGCTCGTGCCGTCTCAGCGTATCGATTGCTACCTACAGCAGCATCCCCGTAGGCCGCTTGGATATCCCGGATCAGCTTTGCATGGTTCTTAAGAAGCTCGTCGACCTTGGGAACATCATCCGACACACTGGTCAGCCATTGGATCGCAGCACCGCCGAGCGCGATGATCCCGATAGTCGCCAAGGACACCGGGTTGATGATCGACATGAAGGCGCCACCTAGCGCCTTGACGGCACCCACCGCCCCGCCTGAGCCCAGAACTTGGTTGATCTGCGTGCCCTGCTGCAACGCGATTTGAAATGGGGACTGGCCGCCTGCCAGTTGCACGCCAATATCATTCAACTGGGCGGCAAGGTTCGCCGTTTGAAGGCTCGATGCCTTCATGGCCGTATTGAACCTCTTGCCCGCAGACTGAACGGCGGTTCCCATCTTGTTGCTGTTGGCAGCCACCTTGTCGAAGGTGGCGTTCGCCTCGGCGCCCGCAGTTGCGAACTGCTGCTGAAGAACCTTTGCCGTATTGCCGGAATCCGTCTCCAGCCGCTTCAACGCCCGCTGGATTTGACGGACATCGGCAGAGATGGATAGGACCAGATCTTCGCTGTCGGATGCCATTGTTAGCCTTTAGCCCTTAGCCATTCCCAAAGCTCATCGGCTTCGCTGCCGGACAATTCCTTCGCCGCATCAGGATCATGCGCTTGCCGGTAGCCTTCCATCGCCGCCATGTATTGCCAGACTGACATCCGGTTCACATCCTGCGGCGTGAATCCCATCACTGCGCCGTTTCCGTAGATGGCGGCAAATCGGATTCGCCCGTTTGGGAGGTCGGGCTCTCCTGACTTGCCGCCTCGGCTTTTTTTCCGACATCTTCCTCGACAGTGCCGACAACAGCAGCCCCGAGCACGCGCTGGGCAATAGCCAAATACCTGAAGGGAATGGTGGATTCGACGTAAGTGCGAACCATCCGCATGGCCTTGCCGTCATCCATACCGCCGCCGATGAGCCCCAGGCGAATGACGGACGTGATATCCTCCATCCGCCATTGTCCCGCTAGCAGCCGGTTTAGAACGAAGTAAGGACCGGCGTTGCACTCCTCCTGAAGCTTGACCAATTCGCCCCATGCGAGGCGGAAGTGATAAGTTCCGTCCGCAAAGTCGAGATCAATCGATCCGTCCCGGCTCATGCGCTTTCCGTCGTCAGGACAAGTTCACCGTCGCTTTGCATCTCGACGTTGCAGGTGACGCGCCCTCCCTGCTCAGCGCCAAGGGTCAGGGAGGAAAGGTGCATTCGGCCAGTGTAGACGAAGGTGATTGTAGGAAATTCGATCTCGACCTTCACGTTGACGGAGTCTGTGCTTTCGAATGCCGCCATCCAGTCCGGAGCGGATTCCACAGCCATGACGCCTTCGCCCGAAATCGATGCAGTCAGGCTTTCGACATCACGGCCCACCCAGGCAGGTGCGTCGGGATCATCACAGTCAGGAAGGTTCACTTCACTGAGATTCTTGGACAGGACCAGCGACTTCGACGTGAAGCCACACGGAGCGGCGAAAATCTCGGGCGATGCACCATCGCCGAGCATGACGCGAAATTTGCCAAATTTGGCGGTTACGGGCTGTGCCATGGAAATCTCCTATGATGGCAGTTCGGCGAAGGCTTCGAAGGTCAAGATTGCATGGCTCGTCAGCCCATCGGGATCACGAAGGGTCCGAGTTTGCCGGTGCTGGAAATAGACGACGGCATTGGCCGCCAAGTTGAAGTCATGGTTGTGCAGAGCCGACCGAACAGCGGCAGCAATCCGGCGAACTTCTGGAAATCCAACATCGCGAGACCAGCAGTCGAGATCGATCGAGATGATCGAACCATCTATGCAGTCGGCTTCCTCGGTCACCTCGTCGCTTGAAGCGATAGCAACAAACGGAAACTCTGCCATGATCCCGCCGTCCTGAGCGCGCGGAACATAGTCATAGATCCTCTGCTCAACAATCGAGGTGACGGCGGTAACCGACTTTAGGCGGGAGACAATAGCGCCCTGCAATTCCAGCGATGGCGATGACATGTCAGCCCTTCTTGACCTTGCGAACAGCCTTGTTCACGGCATTGGCCATGCGACGGCGGGCCTTCCTCTTGTAGGCGCGCCATGTCGGAAAGATGTGCGGACGAGCCGCCATCTTGACAGTCCCGAACTCCAGGAAGCGCCAAATGTATTCGGCGTAGAGGCCGGTCGCGTTCTTGTCTTTCGTCGTGCCTTTGAGGCCGCGCCCGATCGCCCGCTTGCCGGGACGGTTTGCAAGCCGGTCACCTTGGATGCTCGCCATATACCGACCGGAACGCGGCCCCGGCGCACGCGGCTTCACCCGGTTGGCAAGCTCTTGCGCCACGGCAAGCTGCTCCTTGGCCAATTCTTTCTCTGCTTCAGGGACCAGCCGATTGAGCCGGCGTATTAGCGCCTCACGACCCTCAATCTTCGCTTTGAACGGCATCGATCGGTATGGCGCTCTTTGTGGTCTTCTTCATGCGCGTGGCGCGACCTTTGCGAACGGCCTCGGCGGCGCACGCGGAAGTCACATTCATGACGTGTCCGGCCTTGTAAGCAATCGTGACAGCAGGCTTCGGCTTCCAGTTGAAGTCTGAGATGAAACGAACCCAAGGCATCAGGCAGCCACCCCTTGCTCGACCATGATATCGAGCCATCGCCGGTCAGGCGTTTCAGCGATTGAACGCACTGCGAACACGGAGCCGTCGCGGGCATCTCGCATCTGCCAGTCTGCTCCGATCAGGCGGGTTTCACCATCGGCGCGAAGCCGAACAACGATCGGCTGACGACCTTGCAGGCGGCCGGCAATGACTGCCTCACCGCCACGGAGATAGGTGAAACCTGCCCGACGCTGGAACTGCTCTGCGAAGCGTCCAACTGTATTTCCGTAGCCATCATCGGCTTCCACGCGCTTGTCGAACGCAACGCGCTCGTAAAGCTGGCCGGCTGTCGTCTTGGCGGCCATCAGAGCCTCGCGAACCACGTAAAGTTCAAATCAGTTTCAATCGGCATGCCCCAAGCCGAGGCCCATTCGTTCACAGCGCGATCCACACCTGAGAAGTCATACGCAGGATCAGTGTTTCCGTAGTCGTGCCCGCCAATCCAGCCACCCGGCTTCACCTTCGGCACCCATGCAGCAAGGTCGGCCCTGGCGCCCTCATAGGAATGATCAGCATCAAGAAACACCAGATCGAGCGATCTATCCTTGACAACGCCCGCAGCCGCTACTGAAAGTATCGGCAGGACTGTCGCCCGGCCGGGGAAACACCTGGCTCGCTTCTCAGCTTGATCACGATGGCTGGCGACTCGTTTAGGGTCGGTATGGTTGGCGTGAACGTCGCCAGTTGCCCTGTAGAATGGCGACTGCATATCTGCGGTCTGCCAGCTGTCGATCATCAGTAACGAGATATCCGACCGCTGGCGAAGCAGATATTCCGACAGCACCCCGAGCAAAACACCGACCTCGGCAACCGCGGCATTGGCCGGCAGGCGCCGCATGATCGCAGAGCCGCGCTGTTCGAAAGGCTTCATTACCAACCTACTTCCCAAGGGCGAGGCTTGCCGTGGAATACGACGGCCCGCGCACCCTCTGGCACCGTGCCATTGCCAACATCTTGCCGCCGATCTTGCGCGCGGCGAACGTGAACCTTGTAGGAGACCGCCTGCCCCGGCGCGACTTCCTGCCACCGGGCCACATCACGGCCCCATACGCCTTCAAGGAAGCCCTGATCGCCCCACCGCTGGCGGGTCACGCACTCGCGCATGTGTCGCGCCGGATCGGTCGTGAATGCCGCCCAGGCCGTCTCTGCCGCCTCCGGCGTGACCAGCATAAGCGACGACTGCACCTTCTCCGGCCAGTAGAAGTCGCTCAGAGCCGTCAGTTCGCGCCTGCCGGCGATATCGTTGAGCGGCCCGACGATCGCCGTGTCGAGGTCCATGTAGAGGAAAGGCTCTGCCGCGTTGTGCGGCGCGAACATCTCCATCTTGGACCACCAGCCAGGCCAACCATGCCTGAGCGTGCCGTCGAGGTCTGAAAGGCAGTCGAATTGAGCGCCTGGCAGCCATTTCACGCATTGCTGTCGCAAGCGATCTACATGCTCCGGCAGATACTCGCCGCCGGAGCGCAGAACCGTGGCGATCCTCAAGCCGACAGCGCCTCTTTCAGCGTCATTTTCGGGTATTTCTGGAGCGCCGAGATCGGTGAGCAATTGATGACCTTCACCCCAAGCGGATCGATCACTTTCGCTGCCGCATCGACTGCGCGACACCACCGCGCGACGCTCCCTGCCTTTGGATTGTTCATTCCGTCAGGGTGACGGCCATGCCAGTGCAGGCCATGTGATACCGTCATGTCATATCCGACCAGAATGATCTTCGAACAGCCGAATTGCACAGCGAGATTGAGGCAGTGGAAACCACTGTTCCCGCCCCATCCGACCGTGTTCAATGGTTCCAGAAACAGTCGGTCGTCAGGCTTCTGGCAATGGACATAGCCCAGGCCAAAACGCTTGGCAGCAGTCTTATCGATCGTCAGTTTCAGCCCGTTGAACTCAGAGCATCCCCCAGCCCCAACCCACCACGCCAGATCGCAGGCGAACAGGATGTCTGCCCACGGCACCAACTGCCATGAAGTGTTGATGGCGATGACCTTCGTGCGGTCTCGCGCCAGGTCTATCGGAACGTCCTTGGCGCTCGGTCCCGACGCGACGAGTACAACCGTCTCGCCCTCCCATGAAGGCCACCAATCCGGCTTCGTCATGCTAGGGCGGGGTCTCGAAAGGCACACAGCAAGGCTGTGACTGGCTTAGGCAAATAGCCGCGCTCGAATGCCTGTTCGGTGTCCCCGTCGGGCTCGCGGTAGAAATGCCCCACCAGCATGATTGTCGCGACCTGAATGACTTCAGGGGCATCGGATTCTGGCGGCAGATCTCCGCTGCTGTCGAGATCCATGACTTCTTCTGCGCGACCCTTGAGATAGCCAATCACAGCCTGCGACGCGGCGAGGATATAGGCGCCCAGCAGATCGTCATCGTCCGCAGTCTCGACCCGAAGCGCATTCTTGACGCGATCCAGCGTTACCAACGCGACCATATCAGCCAACCTTTACGGGCTTGGGATCGGGCACTGGCTTCACCTGACCATCCTTGCCGTCACGCCCACGCTTGACCGCCAAGCGCCAGCCCTTCCCGCTGTCCGGCTTCTCTGTCGTCTGTTCCTGAGCAATCCAGAAAGAGCCGCCCCAAGTCACACCATCACCGGCCTGATAGGTCTGGCCTTCCTTGAACACTCCCCGATCGAGCACGACGGCCATGGAGTGGCGGAATTCCAAAGCCTGATCGCCTCGCTCGTAACGCCTGATGATGGTCCGGCCGTCATCGGCAACCACTTCGGTCATGTCCTCGAACCCGAGACCATCCCGACCGTCCTTTCCGGCTTCGCCCGCATCGCCGTCCTTACCGACGACTGGGCCGAGCGTCTTAGTGCGGCCATTCGACAGAGTTGCAACGAGGGAGCCCTCACGATCGATCAGGAGATCAACAACATCGGCGCCATCCCGGCCGTCGACACCCTTCTCACCCGGTGCGCCGTCGATCCCGTCACGGCCATCCTTCCCAGCGGGAGGCGGGCTGGCAGCGAGATAGCGCTGCACGGCTTCGTCCAGAACGTCAGGCATGGAAAGGATCGCCTCCACGATCTGTTCGCGTGTGGGCGGGGGTCCATGCTTGCCGGCCGGACCTTCGGGACCAGGCGAGCCATCCTTGCCATCAGCACCGTCGCGCCCATCTGTCCCATTGGCGCCGTCTTTGCCATCTATACCGTCTCGGCCAGGCGCACCATCGGCACCTTTCTCCCCGGCCAAGCCTTGGTCACCCTTCTCGGGCTTACGCTCTTCCAATGCCTTGATGCGGCCTGCGAGCGCCGACATTGGCTTATCCAAGGCCGACAACACAGCATCGACCATCTTGGAGACATCACGCATAGGCGAAGCGGTCTGCGGCTTTCTGCGCGAACTCGACGGCGAAGCGCTCGACCGTGTCGTCATCTTCGGGCTCCTCGGGCGCGGGCTCAGGTGCTGGTGGACTGTTGGCCTGCTCAATGAGCAGCTTGTCGCGGGCCGATATGGCCTCGATCGAATGATCCTGCTGCTGCAGATAGATGGTATTGCCGCCGGTCACGGCTTTGCGATCAAGCTTGGCCCGGCGCTCGTCAAGCGTTAAGACGCTCTTGGACTTCTCCAGCACGTCCATCTGCGTCACCGAGTCCATGCGCAGCAGATTGTCGGTGTCGAACTCGGAACCAAGGTTCTCGCCGGTACCCAGTCCTTCGTCGAGGCAGAGCTCGATCGCTTCGATAAGCGACTGGAGGCACTGCGCATAATACTCGACGTTGAGCGCCTGCACGTTGTTGTAGGACGGGAGCGCGCCGACGCCGATCTTGTAGGGCGGGACGTGATAGACCGAGCAGACCACCTCTGCGGTCCACTTCAATTGCTCGATGAGCTGGCTGTCGGTCGATTTGGCTTTCATCGCCGCGTATTGAAGGCCGTCCCCGACTACCGCGACTTTGCCCGCGTTCTTGCCGGTGAAGTTCGTGTTCCAATACTCTTTCAGGCGCGCCGCAGTTTCGTCGCTGATCGCACCGGGCGCGGTGAGAATGCCGCCTGGCTGCGCGCCATTCGAGAAAAACCGCGTACTGTCGTTCTGTATCGAAATGCCCTGCGTCGCGGCCAGGCCGCCGGCAAAGATCGGCGACAATCCGATGAGCGGGTGGAAGAAGCAATTGAACCTATCGTGTATTATCTCGCGAGCCGGGACGACCACGCGCTCATTGATGCCCGCAAGATGGTCAGCGCGTAGTTCATAGAACACAGACCCATCGTCGGCCACCAGTGGTGTGACATACGACCAATCGAGCACGTAGAGCCGCACAACGACGCCACGGCCGTCGCGCTGCTTCAGGATCAGGGTATTGCCTCGCTGAAGCTTCGATAACACCCAGCTTTCGAAGAACTGGATCCGGGTCTGAAAATGGTTCGGCTTACGCAAGACCGGGGAATAGGCTGGATTGCTCGTCTCGCTCCAGATCCCGGCAGCGTCCTTGGCAACCAACTTCACGCGCAGCTTCGCGATGTCCGATGCGATCAGAGTGCGGCAGGCGAAGTCGGCATGGTGAGATAGAACGGTGTCATAGTTGACCTCGACGTTCTTTTGCCATGCGCCGGAAAAGCTCTCCAGGATGCGGTACCATCCGGAACCGTTAGGTTGGACTGGAGCCAGCGCCTTTTGCCGATAACCAGTGAAGGGAACGGGGAGACCAAGGATGCGCACGGACTATTCCTTCGCCTCGGCGATCTTGGCGCGAAGAGTAGGAACATCCCATCCATGGTAGGCCCGCTTGCCGACAGCGCGCTCGTACTCGGCGCGCACGGCCGAGATGTCTTCGGTAGGAGGCTGAGGAGCAGGCGCCGCGGCGGTCAGGTGGCGGGTGCCATAGCCGATGGAGTTGGCGATCTTGGCGAAGCGGGGGTCGCGCGCCTTCATCGCTCTGTCGCGATAGTTCTGCTTCATCGCAGGCACTCCTGGAAAAGAGGAAGCCGGCCGCAGTGTCCCGCGGCCGGCGATGGCATCAGTCAGGCTTAGGAGCCGGGCGCGCCCCAGTTGACCTCGTCGAGCACGGCAACAGCCGAGGCACGACGCTTGGCCCAGTTCAGGATGCGCTCGGCGCGGAATGCCACCGAGTTGGTCTGCCACATCGACACCATCGACGTTGCCGTCGGCGTCACCGTGTCATTGGTCGGGTTATCGAGCATCTGCAGGGACGCCTCACGGGAAACGTCGATCTGCACTCCGCCCTCGTCTGCGAAGTAGATGTCCGACGCATTGACCAGTGCGACGAATCCGCCGGCAGATACCGCGCCGAAGTATTCCGACGTGATGACCGGAAGGCCGAGGAACGTGCCGCCGCCCATGCTGACGCCACCGAACTCCGACTGGCCAAGCGGGTTGACCATCAGAGACAGCGCAAGCGCCGTAGCCGAGGACATCACCCACACGCCCGAGGTGGGCGGGTTGTTAGCCGCAACGAAGGTAGCCATGAGGGCTCGAACGTCCTCACGAATGGCATCGGCGTCATTGCCGCTCGACGCAATAGCCGAAACGCCATTGGTGATCGAGGCGGGAGACACGCCGGCAGACGCACTCTTATCCGGATCGATGAAGTCGGTGTCGATCCGCTCTGCAACGGCAGCAGCCAGGGCATCGCGAAGGATCATGTCAGCTGAAGGGCTCGACTTACGCAGCAGTTCCTCGGTCACGACCGAGATGGTCGCCACCTTCAATTCGTCCAGCGTTTGACGGCTGAAGTCGAAGGCCGTGAGCGGCTTCGGCTTACCCTCACCCACCCAATAAGCCTGTCCACCACCGGTCTGGCCTATCAGCGGCGTGCGGAAAGGAACCCGACGTAGGGACGGGACACCGCCCTGCCCGAACTTGCCGACGATCGTCATCGGGCGAAGGAACTCGACGAAATCGGCATAAACCGAAGTCTCGTCTCCGACCAAATCCTCAGCCCAGCTACCCGACAGGGACGAACCTGCCACGACATTCGCCTTGGTGACGATGCCGTAGACAGGCGATTCCTCACCATAAAGCTGCTTGGCAATGTCGCGGGCACTTTCGCGATTGAGGTACGACAGTGCCTTGACCTTAGCCAGGCGAGCGAACTCGATGCCAGCCTCGGCCTTGGGGGCCTTGACCTTCACCGGGGCACGCTGATGCTGGTTGGCATCTTCGCCTTCCAGAGCCTTATAGCCCGTCACCGGAGCCGCCTTTACAGCCTTGGCCTTCTCCAAAGCACGAAAGCGCTTCAAGTCGGCGTCGATCTGATCGACTTCGGCCTCCAGCGCATCGAACTCCTCCTGCTCGGCGGTCTCGGTCGAACGACCTTCCTCCACCGACTTGGTCATGATCTCTTCCATGCGCGCGGCATGCGCGGCGCGCTTCTGTTCCAGAGCAGTGATCTGCTCAGCAATGGTCTTCATTGTGGTGGCCTCCTTCGGCCTCAGGTTCACAGGTTTCGTTGATTTTCCCGAGGCGCCGGGAGGAGTTGACGGCCGCTCGATTTGGCCAGTCGCGGCCGGAGCATTCGTGTCAAATTCTTTGATGACGGCAATGGCCGCCGGATCGAGGCTCTTCGTGCCGGTGATCACGGCATCGGCATTGGCCGGGATGGTGACGAGACTGAGCTCGTAGACCTCGCTCTTGATGAAGCGGACACCACCTTCATCCATGAAGGCGTATTCAACCGCGCGGAAGCCTATCGAGACTGCCCGGACGAGGCCAGATTTCACCGACTGCCAGGCTTCTTCGATGCGATCTCGAAGATTTCCTTCCTCAGAGATCGTCGGGAGTTCGGCCTCGAAGGTGATCCCGTCCTTGGTCGGCTTGTCGAATTTGACCGTGCCGACCGGCTTGTCAGACTGATGCTGCCAGAGAAGGGCAAGCGGGTTCTTGAACGAGACGCCTAAGGGCTCGACGATATCACCGACGCGGTCGACGGCGGGCGTTGTCGCGACCCCGCGAATAATGCGCTTGTCTTCCGAAACGCTCTTGATTTCGAGCACGGAATAAGCGCGGCGCGTCACGGTCATGACGTCCTCCGATTGTTCAATTGTGTCAGTGACGATCAGCCCAGGACGAGCATCTGGAACTTTGCTTCGCGCTTCGGCTCTGGGTTGCGGCTCATCAGTTTGGCCGCATTCAACATGGCAATGAACGGATCGATCTTGGCAGATCCTGAAACCTGCTTGGTGATTGCCCGAGCAGAGCCCTTCAGCACCACTTTCGCATTCTGGACAGCCCATTTCATGAGCCCCTGCCCTGCATGGACAAGCGTGCCGTCTGAGAGCTTGCGTTCTGTCCCGATAATCGCATCGTTCAGGAACCCGCCCTGCCCGATGCCCGTGATCGTCCCGCCGTTCGCGTCGGTATCAAACCCAGCCGCGATCAATCCATCGACCAAGGCCGGCAGCCCGAGCTTATCGGCGCCGATCCCCTCCTTTTCAGGGAGAAGTCCAGCATCCCGGACTTGGCAGCAAAGAGCGACCACCTCCTCGATGTCTTGGGTAGGTCTCTCGCAAAACACGAGATCGCCATCCTTGGAGAAGTCGCGAAGCTGCTCCGCTATTTCCTTCCGGCGCTTCAGTACGATTGGATGCGCCCAGGCTTTTGACCAGAGCAGCCAGCGGCGAGTGTCCTTCTCACGGCCGATCACAGCGAACCCCAGCAAGTCATCTAGGCCGCCGCCGTCAATGCCGACTGTCGCAACATCGCAGCGCGCTAGAAGGATTTCGAGCGTCAGACCAGGCTCGGCTGCCTCCAGCCAGTATTCCGTTCCAGGCCATCGGTCGCGCCTATTGCGCAGGCCGATCTCGACGTTCAGGTGCTTGGCAAGGAAAGTCTGGAGATCCTCGCCCTCCTCCCCTTCGCCGGTCATGATCTGCTTCAGCTTCCGCTCAAGCCATTCTTGCCGCACCGATCGCCCCAGATTTGGGTTCGTAATGCGGAAATTCGCCGGCCGCATGTGTTCCTCGGCCTCGATCATCTCAGGCGGGAACTCGTAGATGACCGGCAGAGACCGAGGATCGTTGATGATCCCGTCCCTGACATCCCGGAAATAGGCCAGCTTCTCCTTGAACACACCTGCCGGCGGCTCGTCGGATTGCGTCGACAGGTAGATGACGAAGCCTTCCGGCCTCGACACTAGACCTCCCGTCGCTTCCTGTAGCATCGAGCCCGCGCCGTCGCGCTTGCCGAAGATCCAGAGCTCATCAACGAGGATGAAAGCCGCTTTCTTGCCGCCAACTGTCTCGGTATCAGCCGCGACAATCTTCAGCTTCGCGTTCGTCACGCGGTGCGTGATGGTCCGGACATTCTCCTGAATATGCAGCAACGCGACCAGCTCGGGATCCGCCAGAACCATGTCGCGGGCCGGCTCGAACGAGTTCTTCGCGATCTCGATCGTCGGCGCCAAGATCAGCAGTTCCGCCGACAGCCGCCAATTCCTGATCAGCGCTGTGACCATGATGCCGGCGGCAATCGTCGATTTCGTGTTCTTCTTGCTGATTAGGAGGAAGAACTCCTCGATCAGCCGTGTCGCGGTGCCATGGTTGTACGCGCCAAAGATCGCCTCGACGAATTCGAACACCCATTGATCGCAGCATTCCCCGAACGTCGGGCTGCCAGCGATGTCCACCACCCTCAAAGACTTGAACACCGCAAGCGCGGCAGCAGCCTCATCCGGGAATAACGGGCCGAAGGGGATAAGTGATCGCCCCTCAACTATGCGCGCCTCCCAGTCGGGACACGCCGTAGACCATTCCTTCACCTGTTGTGAACGACCAGCTTAGGCGGCAGCGGGGGACTGAACTTCCCCTCGACACGTTCGGCCGCAGCCTGGCGCTCTTCCTTCTTGCCCAATTTCGGCTCAGGAGCACCGCGACGGATCACCGCTTCTGCGGCACCGGCAGCCCGTCCCATTTCCTCGAGCTTCTTGATTGCCGTGACATTGTCCGCCCTGGCAGCCTTGAACAGAAGCCCGATGACTTCCTTCCGGCGCTGCGCGTGGCCGTCGGCGAGCTCTTCTTCGAAGTGCTTGCGAAGCGTATCAGGGTCGATTCCGAGGGCCCGAGCGATCACATTGTCGCTTTCGCCGCAGAATTTCATCTGCTCGACCGTCTGGCGGTCCTCGATCGTTGCTCGATATGGCGGCCGGCCACCTTTCGATGGCTGTTTCCGCCCTTTGGGTTTTTCCGTCATTTCTCGCTCTTCGGCCAGAATTTCGGCCGGCAGGAAAAAAGTTCGCGCATGTG